GTAAGGACTCCGTGTGCAAAGAGTTGTCTGGTTTCCTCGAAGTTTGTTTTGCCTTTTGTATGATGTAATGATAGGATAGTTCGACTAAAATTCTCTCTGCCCATCTTCCCAATCTCTTCTTTAAGTTCTGGACAAGACCCATAATACTTCTTCCAATCAGATTCAGATTTTACTTTGCGTTTTTTACCCTTGGGAGTTCTAAACTGCCAGAAGTATTTACGGCCGATGTATTCCCTCCCATTCTTGAGATTTGTAATACAGTAGACGAAACCGAAGAAATCATTAATATCGTCAGAAGTGAAATGTTTACCCTCATATAACCAGGGGTTTTCATAAACTCCAACTTTAACCATTTTATAAATTTCATATTCATTATATTTAGATTAGAGTTTGAATCCTGAAAATGTATCCTTCTTAACGTCCTGTTTAATGCCACCTACAACATAAGATTCTACTTCAGTCTCTTGTGGTGCTACTTGCAAACCTTTAGAACTGATCCAATGCTCTGTCCAAGGAAGTGGATTGTTCTTTATAGGTCTATCATACTGTGGTTTCATACCTATAGATCTAAGTCTACGATTAGCAACCCATTCAACATACTGATATAGAAGTTTATCATTCAGACCAATCATTGATCCATCTTTAAACAAATACTCTGCCCACTTTTTCTCTTCATTCACACACTTATCAAACATTTGATATGTCCAGTCCTCTTCTTCCTTCATGATCTGAACCATCTCTGGATCATCACCTTTTCTCCAGTTGTTTAATATATTCTGGGTGATAGCAAGGTGTTGGTTCTCATCTCTTGCAATTAGAGATATGATCTTAGCTGAACCTTCCATAAGCTTAAGTTCACCAAAAGCAAAACTACAAGCAAAACTGACATAAAACCGAATACCTTCAAGGATATTAACATTAGTTACTGCACGATAAAGTTTACGTTTAATCTCTTTCATCTCTAGAACAGGTAAGGATGTGTCTAAAGACTTATCCATATCTCTCCATAGACTACTCTGACCCCACTGCTGTGCTTCATTAATAAAGTCATCATAAGATCCAGTCACACTAGCAGCACGTTCTAGAATCTTTGGTTCCTTGATAATAGTATCAAAGACTTCTGATGGGTCTGCATATACATTCTTAATTACATAAGTATATGATCTACTATGGATCATCTCCATAAAAGACCA